TAAGTCTCTATAATAATCTTTCTTAGCTCTATTGATTATGTATTCTTGAACACCATACTTATTATTTAAGATAGCGTACTTAACATAACTATATAAGGCTTGCTCAGCTAATTTATGCACCATTACTTCGTCTCCGTTATTATACTCAAGACCATCAGATACATATTCTAATACAATTACTCTACCTCCAATATTAGAAGAGAATGACATTACACCTTTTCTCTTGTCTATACTAAAGTATCCATTTGCATTGAATGAAGGATTAAGACCATAGTTAGGACCAGTTAAGTCTTGATCACAATAACTATTATCCTTAATAACTATTCTTTCGTTGTATTTCTTGAATGTTTCTGTTTCATTAGCTTCTAAAGGATACCCATTTTCATCAAATAATATATTGAATTCGTGGTCTTGTAAATAAGCTGTACCAATTAGTGTTCTCGAATCTTTAGATAGCGTTCTTAATAGTCCATCATTACCTAATACAGAAACCCTAACATACGAAACAAAGTCGTGAGGGAGTGTAAGTAATAAAGAATCACTTAACTCTAATTCTACAACTTTTACTTCCTTTAACGTATCGTAATTAAATTCCTGAATACCTCTCTTAAAATGCTGTAATACATTATATCTCTTTACATTAGATAGTAACCTATCGTCTCCAATTTGTTCTAACATAAAATTATTAACCAATTGAGATAGAGATACATACTGATAACTACCCCAATTATCCTCATTATTATAGTAATTTATTGGTGGTAAAATTTGGTGTGCCATCTATTATATTTTATAATTGTTCGTTATTTATACTTGCGGTTTCCATTGCTTGCGCTATCTGTACCACGTCATTCTCTCTGATTTCAATACCACAATATCCTAATATCTTGATAACTAAGTCTGAAAAGAATTGTTCTGGCAATTCAAAATCTTGATAGTCTGTTGCAGACGCATTAAACAAAGGGTTTCCTCCAACACTTAAGTAAGTCCATTTCGGTGCTTTAGGCTTTCTGATATAAGTACCTATGATTGTAGCTCCACTAACTATTGGGAATATTCTATATTTACCATCAATACCAACATAAACAGGATACTCTGTTGTAGGAGATATTAAATTATTATTAAGTAATTTAGTTATCTCTAACTTACTAACTTCTTCGACTTCTATTCTTCCAGAAAATTGATTTGCTCCAGTTGGTAATCTTTCTATCTTAACACCCTTGTAAAAATCAGTTGCAGTATATTGATGTAAGCCACTTTCAGTTATTAAGGATAAATTAGCCTCAGAAATAAATACGTCAAATGCTTCTCTAATATGCTTTGGTATATCTGAAAATTCAGAGTGATACATTCTTGCATTCTGCTTAGATATAGCCTTAGAGTATTTATGGAACAACTCTTCGAATATAGCCATTTGCGCTAATTCAGAATATAAATTAAATTCCAAAGGACTAACATAGCCTCTATTGTCTTTATTTAATATAGCTAATACCGTAGTATATACTTGATTTATCATTTGTAAGTAAATTTATTTGCAAAGATACAAAATAAAAAAAAGCCCCTAATCAATAGAGGCTTTTGCATTTCACATAAAACTAAATGAGTGCGTATTATTTTATCTTACTTTGAACGTACTTGTTAAAGGCTTTTCCTTCGTCTGTATCATTCATCCATCTTGCAAGTGTATTGAACTTGTCTGTCTCATCAAATGGAACTTTACATAATAATGTTTCACCATTATAGAATGCATTTCCTTTGTATTGAGCAAGATTTAATTCTGTAGCTCTTACAGCTAATCCCTTCAACTTTGTTAGATCATCTGAAGCTAACTTCATAAAACTTTCTGGGTTTGATTTAGCATATAAGAATACATCTCTCTTAACCTCTGCTGTTTTCTTAGATAATACTGAACTACCATACAATGATAACGCAATACTTTCAATTTCAGGTAAGGTTAATGCCATAGCTGTTTGTAGTGATTCCATCTCAACCTCTAATGAACTTAACTCTTTCTCAGCAATTTCATCTGGTTTAAATTCTTCAAATACAATACCATTGTCAGGTGTAATCTCTAAGAATTTCTGCAATTGTGGGTTTGTTCTTGGAACAGTAAGTTTACCATTCTGGAAGATAATTGAACCTAAGATAACGTCTCCGCTTTGCTCATCTTCAAATACCGATTTTTGATTTGTTCCATAACACAAACTCTTTAATGTTCCTTCTCCTTCATCAAAGAATTGTAATGGAGACCCTTTCTTATGTCTATTTCTTAAGAATAGTTGCATAGGTGGATTCTTTGTAAGTAAGACGTATGTCTTGTCTTTGACTGCTTCTTCAGTCTTTTTAGCTTTTACTGCCATATTAAATTAAATTAGAATTATTCTGCAAAGATACAAAATAAAATAAGTTGTAATTTTTATTTGATTTATGTGTAAAAATATTTAACAATAACAAAATTATTACTATCTTTGTAAAAAAATATAAATAAAATGGAAGAATTAAATTTAAAAAAGTGTACTAAATGTTACGAGGAAAAAAGTGTAGAATTGTTTTATTCTGGAAGGGCAGAATGTAAAAGTTGCAGTAAAGCAATAAGAACTAAAAGATATAAGGACAATCCTGAAGTACAAAAAGAAAGAAGTAGAAAAAGAAGAATAGAAAAAAATGAAGAAATAAATCAATACCTAAAAGAATGGAGGCTAAATAATAAGGATAAGCAAAAAAAATATAATGAAGATAGATGGAACAACAAAAGAGATGAATGCGTAGCTAGAAACAAAAAATATTGGGCTGAAAATAAAGAAAAATACTCTGAAAAGAGCAAGGAATATCGCAAGAACAATAAAGAGATATTAGCTAAAAAAAACTCAGAATATCAAAAGAAAAGAAGTAAAGAAGATGAACTTTATAGATTAACAAAAATATATAGAACAAGAACAAAGATTGCTTTTAAACAAAAAGGATTTAATAAACCAACAAAAACAACTGATTTAATAGGGTGTAGTCCATTAGAGTTTAAAAATTACTTAGAGTCTAAATTTACAGAAGGAATGACTTGGGAGAACAGAGGGTTAAAAGGATGGCATTTAGACCACATAATCCCCATTGTCGTCTGCTAAAAATGAAGAAGAATTAAAAACTTTGTGTCACTTCACTAATATTCAACCTCTTTGGTGGCAGGATAATTTAAGGAAAGGCAGTAGTATTGAATAGAAAAAGGAGAGGTTTATATCCTCTCCTTTTTATTTTATGTTGCTGAATATCAGCTAATTATCAACCTTTAACGAGCACAAAATTGTTACGACCCATCGTACATAAGGCTCTTTCCGTCAACATGTGCATTTGGTTAGCGTCTAAGTCAGAGTTGTTAGCTCCACCTGCTGAACCAGTAGCCCATACTTTATAACGTCTATCTTCAGTAGCAGACTTACGGTATTTAACGTGTAAGAATGGTAAAGTAGCATTAGCTCCTAAAACTTCATCTCTAACTGTTTTTGTTCCAGAAGGACATAGAACAGAATTGATTGCAGAGTTACCAGTGAATAAACCACGAGCAGTTGGGTCATCTAAGTATTTCCATTGAGATTTGTAGATTTCGTAACCAGCAACTTTGAAACCTGAGAAACCTAAGTTTAAAGCTGTATCCTCGCTGTTATTGAAAGCTCCGTAAGAAGTACCTCCAACACCATAAGAATTTTGAGCAGCTAACAAGTAATCAATAGCTCTATCTTGTTCGAAATCATTCATCATCATATATTCAGAAATAGCACCTTGTTTATTTAAACGAGATAAGATTTCATCTACATCATCCATAGTAGAGATTACACCAGAGAATACGTTACCTTGAGCAACAGCTTCGAAGAAACCTTCAGTACCTGTGTACCCAGCAGTAGCAGCAGCAGAACCACTTTCGAAAGAAACACCCTCTACCATACCCATCTCGATATAGTCATCAAATCTTTGACGAGATTGCGCTCTTGATTTTAAGTACCATAAGTACCCATTACCGTCTTCTCCTTCAACTTCAATCCAACCAACTTGAGCCATATCAGAACCATTAACTTCATCTAATTCTTTGATGATGATTGGTTTGTTGTCAAAGATGTCTGGAGTAGCCTCTAAGGATTCAGCTCTACCATTAGTTCCTTTTCTATACTCATTAGAGTAAGTAAATACATTGATTCCTGTAGCAGCTAAAGCACCAGCATTACCAGCAGTACCAAAACCAGCAGATGTAGAAGCAGCAACTGTAAATGTATTTGCGTCTTCCGCTGTTACAATACCTTTCATTTCAACTGTACCGTCATTTAAGATTACAGTATCATTTAAACGGAAAGAATGTCCATTTAAAGTAAATACAGCTCCTGAACGAGTTACACCTGTACCAACTGGTCTTAAACGACCTTCTTCAGACCATTTAATTAAGTCAGATTGGATAGCCATTTCTTGACCCATTTTCTCTAAGAAACCTTTTAATGATTGATTTCCGTAACGAGCGAATTCTTTCTCATACAATTCAGGTAAGAATTGATTTGTGAAGTCGAAATCAGAAGCATCTAAGTAGTTGCTATTTAAGATTTCTTTTGTTGCAGTAGGAGTTAATTTTACTCCTGGACTTGAATTTAATGCCATTTGTGTGTGTTTTTGTTTTTTTTTATTATTTCTTTTTTATACTAATTTAAACTTTGTGCCAGTAGATATGCTCTCTGGCGCTCTACGCATTCCCATATCTATATTCTTACTATTTCTAACCTCATCTTCGATAGCTTTAGCCTTAGCTGTTTCATATACGTTTGATAAGATTGATTCGTAGTTCATAGCTACATACAATGCTTTGTGGTATCCTTCAGGGTCTTTAATAAAACCATTCTCGTCTAAGAACTTCCCTAAAAAATTCATCACGTTTGATTGTGTCTCTTTCGTAGATTGAATATTTGAAGGCTTGTGATTAATAACTTCTTCACCAACTTTAAACTCAAAACCTTTGAATTCATTGCTAAATAAATTATCAGTCTCCTTCAAGAATATTTCATTCTGTTTCTGAGATAATTCTTCCTGCCCTTTAATAGAATCTACAAACTCCTTAGCACTTTTATATTCAGCTGGAATTTCTGTATCACTAGACCCTAATGGTACAGCATATTTTTCCTTTTGTTTATTAAAGTATTCTAAGGCATCTGCGTGAGCCTTCTTAAATGCACGAGTCTTTTTTCTTATATCCTTATCGTCATCAAGGTCTTCATCATAAGCGTACGCATCTAAAAATTCATCTTGAATATCCTCATTATCGAATTCAGGATTCATTTCTCGCATATACTTCTTAACGACATCTTGTTCGTCTAATTCAGAATAGTCTTTTTGGTATTCTAAAAAATCATTATACCCTCTACCAGTTTCCTCTTTAAACTCTAAGTACTTCTTAACATCTTCTGGTAATTCCTTGCTTTCGCTTTTAGGAGCTACCTTAGATAATAATTCTTCCTTAGTCTTAAGGTATTCTAATACGTCATCGTCATTATTAAATGTAAGAACTTTTTTATCTTCTATAATCTCATCAGGTGTATCATCTGTTGTTGTAACCGAATCTGTAATTTGGTCGTTCACTTCAGGCACTCCTTCATTGTCAATGATCACATCATTATTTTGAACGTCAGAGTACTCAGACCCTTCTAATTTCATTTTAAACATATAGTATTTGATTTAATTAAATTTCTCTGCAAAATTACAAAATAATAGTTTTTATTTATCGTGGTTCAAATTCTGATAAAGAAAACCCATCAAGACTATCTTCATTACTCTCGAATGACACCGCAGGTAAATCTTTTTTACGTTGCTCTATCATCTTAGATTGCTGTGTAGCTTGTAACTTTGTTCTCTCGTCTTTTCTATCTTCCTTCATTTGCTCTTTGGTCTTCATACCATCAACCTCAATCCCTTTAAGTTGCATTTGGTATCCAAACTCTTTTTCCATAAGCATAAGCTTCATTTCAACTTCAGCCTTCATCTTCTCTATCTCAGCAGCTACTCTTGCTTGTTCAACCATAGCCTTACTCTGACCCTCTAACTGAATTAACTGAGCCTTACCTTCTGAAGCAGCTTGAGCAGATTGCATATTACCTTGAGTTTGAGCATTAATCTCTTGCATTTTTTGCTCTTGTCTCTCCTTCATTCTTTTCTCCTTCTTAATAGAAAGGTATTTAGATGCTAAGGATAAATTCTTAATACCAAGAATAGCGTACTTATCTTCTACTCCAAGATTACCTTGTTGAATTTCAAATGTAATATCTCCTTCTAATTTAGCTCTCTCTTCTTCATCAGGTGTTAATTCGATATTAATTGCGAAGTCGTGAATATACATATTCTTAATCTTATCCAACGCTGTAACATTGTTAGCTGATATTTTATTTATCAAGTCTTGTTTGGTCTCAGAGAATTGTAATACGTCTGCAATACGAATTGTAATACATTTAGCTAACTCTCTAGTTACAAACATACTACCTGCCAATATGTGTCTTGTTGCTACGTTTGAGGAATACGCTGCCATCTTTTGAATACCAACTAAACTATTCTTATCAGGGTTACTAGCATCAATAGCTTGATTAATTCCTGTTACAGAAGCAATCATATCCATAGATATCTGAATTGAATTCCATAACGAACTAATCTTATCTTGACCAGATGAATGTCTAATTTCTTGAATAGGTACTTTAGCGTTATTAAATTCACCGCCTACGTTAGAACTTCTACCGATAACAGAACCTGTTTGGAAGTACATATTCATTGCATCTTCTACGGTATATTTATTTCCACCACCAAGATTAATACCTACTAGTCCATCAACATCAATGTATTGACCATCAGGAACAACTCTTTGTTTTATTTGCTGTAGTTTTAACCAAGACATTTGAATATCATCTGCAAATGGTATCATTCTATTTACAGTTGAGTCGATATGTCCTTTATACATTTTAGGAGCAATACCAATGTAGTTAGGCTGTACTTTGTTTAGGTTTGATTTCTCCTTAACCATATTCTTACAAACCTCCCACTTTAATAAGATATTTGTACCTAATACTAATATACCTTCAAACCACACTTCTTCAATCTTTGTTAACTTCTCGAAGTCAGCATCTCCTGTTCCTTTATATACAAAGTCATTGTCTTTTGCGATAACTTTTAATCCACCCTTTGAATTCTTCTTCTTCTTCCAAACTTTCTCTCTTGAGGTTTTATAGTTAAAGTATAACAAACCTAATTTACCATCTAATACATCTTGAGATTGACCATTAAGGTTTAATTCATAGTAGTTGTTCCAAGATGAAGATATACTTTGTAATCTTTGTTTTTGTTTTTCAGTTAGATTTGGAAACTCCTTATAAACTTCTGATAGGTTTGTATTCTTGTATTCACCATAGTAGAAGCAATCTTGAAAGTAAGGGTCTTCTGTATATGACCAAATTAAGTTTGCAGGGTCAACGTATTCGATTTTAATTCCGTCTCCAGGAACAAATCTATGTTTTCCAAAACCAACACCAATCTCAATTATATCCTTCTCTATTTTTCTTCTTGTAATTTCGTTGTAGTTGTTCTCTTTAAATACCGTTTCAACAGCTATCTCTACAGCTTGTTCAATTGGTGGCTTAAATTCAAACTCCATCTTAATATCTATTTCATCTTCACTTTCTGGTATCTGATCTAAAGGAACAGAAGCTAAATCAAAACCTGTTTGTTTCTTAGCCTCTATAATAAAATCCTTAGCAATCATATCTGTCTTAAGATTCTCTCTTTTCTTTGATTTTTCTTCAACAGATGTAGGGTCTACTGCAATAGCATTAATAGAGAATTCTCTCTGAGCCATTCCATTAGCAATTATATCTACATACTTAGGGATAACTGGTATAACCTTCCAATCTAAATTCAAATAAGACATATCTCCATTAACAGCGAAGTACTCCTTATATCTTGCAACACTCTGCAATCCATTAGCATACATTCTTCTCTTGTGAAATTCGTCTCTTTGTTGATAGTACTTACAGTTTTGACCTTCTCTCTTAAACCACTCGTATTGAATGGCTTCAGCAACTTGTCTACCAAAATCACTTCCCTTTTGAACCTCAAATGGTACGTTTTGATTTGGAAAACTTCTGTAAGTAATGGAAATACCTTCCGCTTTCTTCTTTATCATTTTTTACTTTATTTATTATAAGTCTTAAAATTTATAACTATATCCTCAGCTACTTTTTGAACTGGAGCATACATTTTTCTATTTACTGCCATTATAGCTAAACCAGAGCTAATAGAGGCATCAAATTTTGTTCTATTATTAATATCAAACTTCATCCAATCCTTCAGTGTGTCATTAAACACTATATTCTGTGGCACTTCATCGTCATCTACATTACTACCAACATATTTCTCTATGTAAGATTCAATAGCTGTTGCGTGCATCTGCTTAACATCTTCAGAGGAGTTAGGCATACCTCCTAATTCTTTCTCTGTTGGTGAAAGCCTGTTCTCAGCCTTATCGAATCTTGTTATACTAAAGCCTCTATAACCTCTATTCTTAAAGTGATATAATAAACGTGGCTTATTGTTCTCTGCCAATATAGGCATACCATAAAATACACACGCCATTAATACATCTTCAAAGAATATCTCTGCGGTCTTCGGTCTTGCTACATACTCTAAGAAGAACGTATGATTAGGTGCATTAGAAAAACTAAATCCTGTTAGTCCGTGTAAAGCTCCTTTTGAAGCTCTATTGGTGTCTTCATCATAAGACCCGTCTTTTCTAACGCCTTCTACTGTTCCTGATATATCGTATGTATCACAACCGAAAGCCCCTATATCTCCATTTAATGGATATTTTGAGTGTCCTCCTGGACCACTTTTTGTTTCAAATTTATTCCTCATTTCTTCAGGTGGTATCCAAGATAGCTTAAATCTCCCTTTTTCATTAGGATGAAAATCAACTTTAGTATCTCTAACACCATATCTCCATTGGAAATTACCAACCGCAATTTTGCTATCAGCATCGTGGTCTTCATTTATCTTTATTTGATCTATTATCTTTTCTATGTTAAAGGTAGATTGTAATAATTCATCTCTAAAGGCTTCGTCTATAGTCATAGGAAATGCTCTTAATTCCTCATTATAAGAAATATCACTTTCCTTTCTCTTACTACTTCTTTTAGCCTCTAGGAACTGAACACTACCAATAGTCTTCTTATCACCATACACATTGTAATAAAAACTACCCTTCTCTATAACTTCGTGGCAAACACCATATTTATCTGTAAATTCCTCCATATTCTTGTGAGCTGGAAGAAAGTACGAATATAAACCTGATGGTGTTCTACCTGTAATCTTATTTCTCTTCTTAATACTTGATGACTTATAAAGTTTAAAGAATTCCTCTCCACCCTTATTCATTGCATTAACGGTTGAGCCTATAAATGCCTTACCTACAATTTTACCACCTGTATCAAATGTTGGTGATACTTGACCCCAATGCTTCTCGAAGTTAGCGGGCTTTTCCCACTTAGATGCCTCATCTCCAAGATATCTAAACATCTTTTGACCATCATAAGCTGAATCCTTTGTTGGTAAAAAGTCTACTAATGTATTTAAGTAGTCATCTGTATTTGTATCTCTGTTCTTCTTAGATAATTTACTCTTATCTTGCGGTCTCGCAAAGTCTAATGCTTTCTTAGAATCTTCGATACCCCTTACAATAGGCTTAAAGAAGAATGGTAAATTAAGGAATGCGTAACTAAACTTAGAGAATGCCTTTGCAGCATCATCATTAGTCTTTGATGTCATACCTATCCTTGCATTTGAAGTTGAGGTTGCATCATTAAGTAATTGACATATAATTTGATATGTATAACCTGTACGTCTTGACTTTACAAATAATTCTCCTAAACATCGAGGGTCTACAATACAAGCCTCTGTGAAATAAAACATATCTCTTTGGGCTGTCCTGAAGTCCATATATCCACCTGAATCTTCCATCTTTACCCATTGAAGTGCAAAGTAGTGACTACCAGTTAGGTATTGAGGTTTTCCATTATTCATAAACCAAATACCCTCTCTTCTTCTTCTAAATTCCTCTATAATGTATTCGGTATACGCTTCTGCATTTTCTTGAGATAAACCACTTGGTACATCTAATCTTCTCCAATATTGATCTTCCTTCTTTTTATCCCAAAATAATATATCTTTTCTGTAAGGTACTTTCGGCAGAGTTATATTTAAACCACTAAGATTTATTACTTCACCTTTTGTACCATTAGGGTCTAGTATGATTGAGTCATTTTCTTCATCATACCATTCCTTATAATAGTTCTTTCTTGGTAGAAATTCTCCGCAAGCAAACTTTTCAGGATACCCTCTCTTAAATTCATTCTCCTTAAGATTAATTTTATCAGCATCTATCTGTAGTCTTAATTCAATAAGTGATGAATCAATTTCTACAATCGCTTGGTGAATTGAAGGCTTAACTGAAATAGCTAAGTGGTGTTTTGAAGGATCTAAATCATCGTAGTCAATCTTTGAACGTAAAGCGTCTCTAAGGACTCCTAAGGCAATATCTCCAGCCTTAACAAGTCTTACTACATATTTCTTGAATTTATCCTCAGAGGGAGCGTTTGTGCTATTCTGCCATCTAAGTAGTAATTCTTTACCATACTTAAATGAATCGACTTTGGCTTTTACAATAGTCTTTACCTTATCAGGTTCAATTAAAGACATATCAGTGCTATACTCTAATCCTTCGATTACAGTTTCAACAGCTATCTCTATATCTTTACTTAATCCTATCATAAATGCAGTATAATTCTATTTTGATTAATCATATACAACTTCTCGTCAAATATCTTGAACTCGTATTCTGAATCTTTCTTAACTCCAATCAATGAACCTTCTTTTATGTCAGACATATCTTTGTTCTTGTATTTTAAGATACATATCTGTTCATTCTCTTTATATCCTTCGTATTTGTCATTAATAGTTGTAGGCTCTATAAAACAAAATGGAGGTAATGCAATTTTATTATCCCCTTTTATAACCATATAAGCTAATTCCTTCTCAACATAAAATAAGTCATCTTTAATATGATATTTACTCTCCAAAGGAAACCCTTGATTATTATATTGAATTCTAAAGGTATTGTGGTGTACAACTATTGTATCTCCAACTTCTACGTCTCCTTCATAACCAACAGGTGTTGATATTACCTCTGCTAACCTTTGAGTGAAGTTGTGGTCCTCAACAGATATATTTAAAATTAATCCATTAGATGAATTATTCGAATACCTCTCTTTATTAAGCGGTCTAACTATAAAGTAATGTGGACTCCTCATAAAACTATAATTGTGTATAATATTCGATATGAATTACATTGCTTAAATTAAAAGACTTCCATATAGCCTTTACATCGCTATCTATTTCCTTTACATAGATGTCAAAGAACATGTCTTCCTTTATTATATCTGAAACTACTCCAGAACCACTAAACACATTGCTGTTAACCTGGTAGTGCATAATATTATTATTATCCATCTTAACGGATATTTTTCTTACTAAATTCATATTAAATTAAATTAAAAATATATGCAAAGATAATTAAAATATAGGAATACCTATTCCTAATGAAATATAAGGCTTTAGGGTTTGTGTTTCATACCCTGCGCCTCCTTTAAGTAGTATCTTATTTTTTATATTCCAATCAACCCCTATATTTATTTGATTGTTGGTATTGTATGAAAACGAAGCAAAAGCCTTGCTTTTATTTTTGTATTTAGTAACAGTCGTCTCTATAATACTATCTTTAGTATCTATTTCTGCACACAAATCTAAAAGTTCTCCAGTTGTTGTTACGTGTACTACTCCCTTCATTCTTTTACCATAAATTTCTTGCGAGTATTTTTTAGCTTCAATAGAAGTAGAATCTGGTCTATCAATATAAACTATAGATGAATCAGTCTTGTGTATATAAACCTTTTTAAATTTAGTAGTTATAGGTCCTTTTAACTTTAAAGTATCTACTACCTTTATAGTCTTTATTTTAGTTACAACTTTATCTTCAGGTTTTTTACCTTCACAAAAGTGTAATAGGGCTGCACAAAGTACAAACCCTACTACTAATGATATTATATTTCCTCTATTCATTATTCCCAAATATTAAAATACTTAATCTGAGAAGAAGGTGCGTGTCCATCAAAATAAACACCATCCTCAGAAATTAGACATCCTTGATATAAATTTATCTCAACATAAGATAATCTAGGCTCTGGGGATTCAGTCCAATATGTAACTAATGGAAATTTAACTCTAAGTTCGTCTGCCGAAATAACTGAGCCATCTAATTCGATTGGAGCTATTGCATTTCTTCCATCTTCGTAGTGAAATGCGTAATACCCAAAGTCAGTACCATTATCTTCTACATCGCAACTAAACTTAAAGTCTAATGAGTTTATAGGTGATGTTGTCGCATTGTATGCAAACTCACCTCCATTGGAAAAGAATGTTGTATCTGTTAAATTATTTGAAAGACCAGTACCTATTAGTTGTATTTCTTTTTTTGGTGTATAAGTTATAGTTACTTCATCTCCAACTAAAGAAGAACTCAATTCGTCTCCCTCTGTAACCACACTTGATATATAATTTGTTGGTATGTCAGATAAGTACGCTATAGTTCCAGATGCATTTTGAAGTGTAGCATTTCTATTTGCTGTTATTGAAGGGTATATTACGTTGTATGAGTATATACCAGATTTCATTTTTATTTCTTTATCACTAATACTTCCGATAAAAGAGCCTGATGCCTTATAAACATTAAGCGCTTCTTTTGATCCTTCTATAGCACAACCATAATCTGTATTATCCACATTATCCCACAAGTAAACTTTATTGATAAAAACATTATTATCAGAAGATTCATTACCTTCGTTTAATACTGAATCTAAATCTTGTCTATTTTCGTTAATAACTGATGTAATATCTATCTCTGTAAAATCACTTGACACTACTTGAGTTTCGTCAACACCATAAGTATCGTTATTTTTTCTAAATATAAATGTTCTGCCATTTAGGATTAAGAATACAATCTCGTATTGTAGTACAATAATTGGAGTAACTGAATTATTAAAGTAATCTTCAGGAGTTGTTTCCTCCGAATCATTATCTACAATTGTAGTTATCTTTAAATTTCCCCCAGTTTCAGGGTCTAAACCACTTAATACATATTCTCTTAATGTTGATACTTGATAATTCTTTGTTTGGTCAAAGTTATCGTTATCACTTCCAATTATAATATCGTTATCTGATATTAAGTTATCTATTGTGTATGTCTTTATTCTTGCCATAGTTACTTTATTCTTTTATTTCAAAATGTTGCCAATCATAATTTTTCTCTCTACCTAATGATATAAATCCGTGTTTATAAAATATATCAATCATAGGTTCATATTCTGGTCTAGCAAATCTTGCTGTTTTTGACGTTTCTTTTAATTGGTTTCTTGCTGGGTCTAAGTCAATTGAAATTCCCCAAGAATGAGTACTCCAATCATTTCCTCCACGCATCTTTCTAAAGTTAAAACAACCTCCAAATAAATCAATACCAAGCTCAACTATTTTATTGTAGCCATAAACTCTATGTATTTCATTAAATACAGCAAGGAATCTAGCTCCAACTAATTTGTGGCATCTCATCTTAGTAACCTTTGTATCTGTATCCCAAGCTAATCGCATAGGGTACGGAAGATTAACAGTCATAAGATAACCTTCCCCAGTTACATTAGGTTTTCCGTATTTAGAAATTATCTCCTTTGTTGTCATTTTTTCTATTCTTTAATAATTCTATGGTCTTCAATATGGTATAAACAATAGATACGCATAAAAGGAATATTTTTAAAGTAGCCTCTACATTAGAAAAGCTAATTGCCATTGTTACTGAATTCAATGCGTATAGTCTTAAATCGTTAATTGACATTTCTTGTTTTCATTAAGCGTTCAACAATAGTAGTAACCCCTTCAATAGTTATGTAAGAAGTTCCAATAATTACCCAATCCGTTGACGTAATAACTCCGCTAAATAAACCAACAGAAGCAACCACAAAAACAGTCAATTTGCGACTAACCCATTTTGATAAAAACAAGTCTATTTTTTCTTTTCTACTCATTAGGTACAAATTCAATAGTTTCTAATTGTGATAATTCGTGCCATATTTCATAAAAACATTCCGCAGTAAGTACATTCATTCCTACTATCCAATTATCGTTTCCGTCTTTTACAAACTCTAAAATATTTCCGTTATTTTCGTAATAATTTAAAGCGTTGTATTGCTTTGTATTTGCTTTTAATACTAACATATTATAAAGAGTTTAAATAAGTGTTTATAGCGTTAACTATTGCGGTATTTTCAGCTACCATACTTGCACCATTCATATAAAATGAAATTGTATGCGCTCCATATCCCGAACCACTTCGCAATATCAACTGATTTGATGAAGTCATTGAGGCTGAATTTGCAGTTCTACTTCCTTGCGTTGTGTCATTAAATAGCTCTACATTTGTTGAGCTTGTTCTATGTATCGACTTCATTCCACGAGTTGCAGTAAAATCAAAAGACCCTCCTGTTAAAGCAGTTGTTCCTTGATTGATTCTTTGATTTGAAGAACTTGCTCTTAAAGAGTTGTTTGTATTAACAGCACTACGACCATCTAAAGCACCTGTTCCGCTTGCTGTGTCCATAAAAATATAACGACTTGCATTATTTTGAACATAGTTAACTCCATCAGTAACAGGATTGAAATTTGTATCTATATACGCACTACTTCCATTACCTTGAAAACCTTTTCCACTTACAAAATTTGGAGCATTAAATAAAGTCGCTAATCTATTTGTGTTTTTCCAATCTATACGACCAAAATTTGAATTCGAAGTTGTAGCAGGAACTAAAATTAAATCGGCTTTTGTATATGCTCCTGCATTTTTCAAATCAATCATTAAATTATTTTGTTTGATTTTTTCAGCATCACTTGGCAAAGTAAAAGTTAAAGCTATTGCTCTATCTAAAACATCTTTATAATTAGCGTCATAAATAATTAAACTATTGCTATTTACATAAGAACTTGTTCCGTCTGAATCAGTAGCAGCTACCTTACATAATATTGTTTTGCTTAAATCAGCAGTTACTGGTGTATAGGTGCTTGAAGTAGCGCCAGAGATATTGATACCATCTCTAGTCCACTGATATAAATACCCAGTAACCACTGTGTCGCTTGTCCAAGTTCCATTTGTAGAAGTTAAGACACTTCCAACTATATTATTTCCGCTAATTACTGGGGCAACAGTATTTACAGGAGGGTTTCCATCAGTCCTTACCCTTGTATTTCTACCTATTGCATTTGCTATTGCTATAAACATATTACCAAAGAGCTAAAATATTATCCGCTGTAGTATTTGTATCATAAACCCTAACAACTTGTACTGGCAAAAAACTTCCGTCTTGAATGTTTGTGAAATTTACTTTATCACCGCCAACAGTTAGTACTTCTAAATTACCACCTGTACCAACATAAAGAACACATCCTCTATTTGGTGTTCCTGATTCAGAAGATAATGATGGGATATTATCTGTGTCGCTTGGCAATACTAACGAAGCTCTATTTGCTTGTAATTTTTGATATGACATTTTATTTTATATTTTTAAGTTATTATTTACCATAATTTTGTGCAAGCTAAATGTCTTGGCGTTCCAGGTTTAGCTGTAGCACACTTGTGTCTTGCGTGAAAATTCTTTTTTCTTTTACTATCCTTATGTTTTGTGAAATCAGAATACCCTTTAGCGCCTGCGTGAACTAAAGTTTCCTTTCCGTTTACACAATACTTCTTCATTATCTTCTTTCCTGGTCGAGTAGATTTCCTAACCTCTCCACACTTCATGTTGCTTTTTACTGATTCTCCCATAATTTTAATAAATCTCTGCAAAGATACGAAATAAAAAAAGTGTATATTTGCAATATAAAAAATCAAATTTATTATGGTTATAAAAGAAGTTAAATTTAATCAAGAAGCAAAAGAGCCTTTAATCAAAGGTATCTCAACGGTTTGTGATGCAGTCGCTACAACTATGGGATATAGAGGTAGAACAGTATTAATTGAGAGTTCAGGAGGACTACCAATAGTTACAAAGGATGGTGTATCAGTAGCGGAAAGTATTTTCCTTGAAGATGCAACAGAAAGTTTGGGTTGCGAGTTTGTAAAACAAGCTTGTAGAAAAACAGTCAATGAAGCAGGTGATGGTACAACTGGTACAGCTGTACTTACAAAGGCAATTATCGACAATAGTCAGAAGTATTTAAAGAAAGGTGAATCAGCAATCGATTTAAAGAATGGTATTGACTTTGCTGTAAAAGAAGTTGTTGAGTACATAAAGAGTACATCTAAAGAGGTAGACGATTCGTACTTGTTTGATGTTGCAAGAATATCTGCAAACAACGATTCTGAATTAGGGGAGATAATTGCAAAAGCCTTTATATCTGCTGGTAAGAATGGCGTTGTATCTTACGAGCAATCAGAAAGTTCAGAAACCTATTTAGACTTTATTGATGGTATGCCAATTGCAAGAGGATATGAATTTGAGGGGTTTGTAAATAAACCAGAGAATAGATCAATTGAGTTTAACAACAACCCTTTCATCTTACTATCAAACAGGAGATTTCAGAACATCACCGAATTACTTCCTGTTATAGAATTTTGTCACCACGCAAAGAAAGAGCTACTTATTATCTCTGAGATGGAGTTTGAGGTTATGAAGGTTTTGTATGCTAACAAAAAGAATGGTCTTAAGGTAGCTACAATTATACCACCAAGTATAGGTGAGAAGCGTAGAGATTACTTAACTGACATTTCCTTGGCAACAGGTGGTTTAATTATTGATTTAGATACCTCTACAAATATTGAAGGGTACGATATGAATGAATTACTTGGTAAATGTAGTCGATTGACTGTAAGTAAAGATGATACTGTATTGTTCTTTAATGAGAAACCTAATGCAGATAGGGTTCAATCAAAGATTGAAGAGCTAAACAAAGTAATTAAGAATTCAAACAACAATTTAGAAAAAGAATATCTAAGAGACCGTATCTCAAAATTAGCTTGTGGTGTTTCTGTAATTAAGGTTGGAGGAACAACTGAAGTAGAAATTAAGGAGAAGATTGATAGAGTAGATGACGCAATTAATGCGGTTAAGAGTGCGATATCAGAAGGTGTAGTTGTAGGAGGTGGTTTAGCGCTATATAACGCCTCTTTAAAGCTCGTTCCTGTATTAAAGGGATATAAGTGTCTATTAGAATCAATTCAAGCTCCTATGCGTACCATTTTAAGTAATGCTGGAATTAAGTTAGAAGATATTGAAATGAATCTATTAACATATCAAGATAACTATGGATATGACGTTAAGGATTACGAAATTGTAGATATGTTTGAGAAAGGAATTATAGACCCTTCAAAGGTTATTAGATTAGCCTTAGAGAATGCTGCAAGTGTAGCTACAACAGTTTTATTAACCAATACCACAATAACACATAAAAGAAGTAACTAATGAAGGTAGTATTAAGTAACATTTTAGTTAAGGAAATTAAGGAAGACGTGAAGACAAGTAGCGGTCTTTATTTAGGAGATGGTCAAGACATTAAGTTTCACAGAGGTGAAGTAATTGAGATTGGAGAGAATGTAGATAAGGTTAATGTTGGAGAGACCATTTGGTTTGATAGACACAGAACATATCCGATTAACTATCAAGGAATTGAATACTTGGTTATGGGGTATGAGAATGTAGTAATTGTAGAATAGGCGTTTCAATTTTTTTAAAGAACACAAAAAAGAGAGGGTTTAATTGCCCTCTCTTATTATTTCATCCTCCAAGTGATTTCCTAAGCCACCATTTAAAATTTCATTCCTCTTCTTGTTATACTCAACCATAAGTTTTGCAATCCTCTTATCCTTATAGCTTGTTTCGTAGCTATTAAAGAATTTATTGCTTGAAGAGTATTCACTAAGCTCTTCTTGCATAGTTAGTTTCTTATATATGCTAGAAACCCTTCTATTTGCCTTTATGGTTAATCTGTACAATCTATTTCCTGCAACCTTAATCATTGTATTACCAGGAAGAGCCTCTATCAATCCTAAATCAATAAATCTCTTTATACTCTTATTCTTTTGAAGCATTGCAGAGTTATATACGTCAAACTCCTTCTTTGAGAATAGTGGTTCTGAATAAAAGTACATAAGCATTTCTATTTCATCAATTGTTAAATCATACATTACAGAAGCCCATCTCTTTACAATACCATAAAACTTCATAAAGTCAAACTCCCTATTGCAAGAAATAACCTTTACAACCTTCTTCTTGAGTGGTCTTTTCTTTGACCTCTCATACTTCCGCTTCATTGGTCTATACTTCTTCGCTTTATGTATAGTACTATCTGCAATTGGTTTTATTAAGAAACTATTGATTTCAGACAAGACTTTCTCTTCCTTGAGTGTTTTTTCATTCTGCTCTAAAAAGTCTTTAAAATCGCTCATAAACTATTTCTTTTTACCTCTTGCTCTGACATCGCCCGCTGAATCCTTGTTACTTCCCCGATTAACTGAAGCTTTCTTTTTTACAATACCATTTTTAGTATGCGACATATCAAGACCATCTCCATTTCCATAAGTTCCTCTATCTCGATTAACCTTATTCAATTCAACCCTCTTCTTAACTTGTTCAGGTTTTTTGTTGTACTCCTTTTGGTAGGAATCCTTCTTTGCTTTAGCCTTAGGATTGTCTTTATAATACTTAGCAGTTTCTTTCATATTTCTTCATTTCGTTTAATAATTCATATCTTTCTCTTGTAATTAATTCATCTTCAATTAGTTGCTCCGCTTCATCAAGTTTTCCTTCATACACCAAGTCATCTAACTCATCAGAGAATACAATTGAGTTTGATTCTAATAATACATCACCTCTTCTGTCGTATATAATATCCTCTTCTTGATTACACACAATAGAGGCTATAATTGATATTGGTATTGAAGTTGACATATAATCATCTTTATTTATGTTGTGTAGTTGGTCTATTGAGTCATAAATCATTCTTGCTAACTCGAAGTTATTATCTTCGTCTATAAAGTTATCTACTCGATTAAACAATTCTACATTTATTGCAGTAAATTCTGGGCTGTTGCTTTCCATTGATTGTCTGTTACGTTAATTACTTCTGTGTATGTGCTTCTACTTATTTCTCTTAATTCTGTTTCATCATTATCAAAGTGTATATCTACTCCTTCCATATAATGTTGCTTCTTATCTCCATCAGTGTAAACAATTTTGTTTATACCAAGTTTATCGGTTACCTTTATTAAGTCTTGATTAAGGTATTTACTATGCCTTGTTGTAGTTACAATTACATTATATCCACCTTCAATTAACTCCTTAGCGTATTCTTGTACTGACGGTAATGACAATGTAGCATCAAAATCAAAACTTACTGTTATATTATTATTCTCTACCATATCTAATTTACATCATTAAAGTACATTTCATCATCATTCTCTTCGTACACAAAAGACCATTTAGTGTAATGGTAAAACTTTGTGTTTTGTAATATATTAAGTCTATCTAAAACTGAATAATCATCAACATTAATTATATTATCGTCTATTTTACCAAACATATCATAGAAATCTGTACCTATTAAAACTACTACATCAGGCATAGAATCGTCAGATTGAAAATTAACTAATATTTCTCCCTTGAATTTATTTGCTAGTAGTAATGAGAATAAAAATACATTTGGTCTCTTTATCTGTGAGTTAAAATCCTCTATAAATCTTTCAATCATAAGTTAAATCTTTTCACAAAAGTAATAAAAAAAGACCAAACAAAATGAATGGTCTTTTAATTGTGATCTAATTAAGTAATTTAATTTACGATACCGCAGTAACACTTTGACTTACCCAAGCAGTAGCTGCTGTTTTTGTGTAAACTAAACCACCAGCAGAGATACTTCTACATACAACTCTTGTTCCAATAGGATTTGTTGCGTAAGTTGAGTTTAATGTTGCTAATGATAATGCAGATGTAGTTGTATTAACTACTAATGCTTGTAAATCATTTAAAGAATAATATTCAGTCTTACTATTGTTGACTGAGTCTTTTCTTTCTGTAAGATCAACTAATGTTGAATCTACACCTAAAAATTTAATTGTGCTTGACATTTTTTATCTTATTTATTAATTATTATACTACTGAGGTTATTGGCACTGATACCCAAGCGATTGGGTTTTGTTTTATATACATTAAACCTCCTCCAGATATACTAGGACATAACACCTTTGTTCCATTAGGGTAAGATGCATTTGGATACGTTGTATTTAAAGTAGATGCACTCAATGCAGATGTGGTATTATTTACCAACAAATCTGTTATAGTATATCCGTATGAAGCTCCTATTCTTTTTCCATTATAGGTTATGTTAGTTCCTAAGACCATTTCAGCCATCCAAGAGTCACTACCTAAAGAAGTAAACTTAACTGTATCGTATGCATATAAAGAATACGAAGCAGCGCTTGAGTTCGATGAATTAATCGAAATAGTAGTTCCATCATTATAAGCCTTAATTATTAATGGATTTAAGTTGTTTGAAGAAACAGTTATAACTTTCCCTATTGGGGCGTTATTTGGTAATCTAACAATGTCATTAGATGACCCAGTAACAGTGTTTCTGTCGTATTCAAGAACATTGTACGGAGTACTTGTTCCACCAGATACTAATCCAGATGTTAATGCAGATACTATGCCTGAAGGTCCTTGAGGTCCAATTGGTCCTTGAATTCCTTGAATACCTTGCGCTCCTTGAGCTGCTAATAAAGCCCAATGTTCTGTATCTTCTTCAGGGTTTGAATTCCCAGTACCTGTTACGGCTGAAATACAAAACCAAGACGCTCCGTTAAAACCAACTGCATCATCTTCTGCATAAGAAGAGTCTGTATCCCAAGCTCCTTGCCATTCTAATCCTGCTGGTCCTACTGGTCCTGGAGGTCCTGCTGGTCCTTCTGGTCCTTCTGCACCTTGAGACCCTGTTCCTACAGCCGCTGTAATATCCTCTAATGTAAAGTATTCTGATTTTCTATCTACCTTAATACCTTTCTTTTCCGTTAGGTCTGTAAACGTAGGGTCTACACCTAAAAATTTTGTTCCACTTGGAATTGTTGCCATTTGTTATATTTTTTTTAAAATGTTTTACTTAATGTGAATATCTCTGAATAAATTGAGTCTGCTGCATTTGCCGAACCCCATTGAGCAGTTACATCTAATGTATTACTAATCGTTGTATCGAATGTATCATCATTTACGATACTAAAATTAGTTCCTTCAAAATTCAACCCAGAGTTCTTTGTGTATGAGAAGATACCACCAGAAGCAATAGATGCTGTACCTGCACCACCAATCGCCCTAATTGTAAAGTAAACATTGATTTCCCAATGCCTATTACTTATGGTATCTAAATCTATTATACCTGTATCGGCAAGTATTACAGAGCCTGCCTTAATCTTTAATCTTAATGTGGCAGCTGAATTACAAGATATATGACCAATCAACTTTGCGTGATATGAATCTCCAACCTTAAATTGATTTGCAGGAACAGATAATGATCCAACACCACTACCAATTAAACTACTCTCTGTAGCTGTATTTGCTATTGGAGTGCTACTTGTTGTTTGAGAGAATAGACCTACTAATGGATTTATATAACCATAAATATCTTGTAGTGAGTAGTATTCTGTTTTTGCATTATTAACCCTATCCTTCTTCTCACTTAAGTCAACCTTAGAGGAATCTACACCTAAGAATCTTGTATTGGTATCTATAGACATAATCTATTTCTTCTTGAACGCAGTACCCATCTTCTCTTTCTTCTCGAAAGCCTTACCTTCTTTTTTCTCGTGCTTAGCCTTAGCTGTTTTAGAAGTGTATTTTTCTTTTCCTGCGTATTCTTTAATCATTTTTTTCATATAGTAGAATGTTTTTATTTTTGATTTGCAAAGATACAAATTATTCAACCACCTTTATAAAGTTTCTATTCTTATCTTGCACCGTAGTCGACTCAAACTTCTTATCTAAACCACTAAGTACTACTTCGTTTAATTGAAATACCATCTGAAATACATTGAAGTCAACTGAACCTCCATTCTATTTGTAGTATCTGTAAAACCAACCTATATCGAAATGATTGGTATTTCTCATTTGTATATATTGTTCTTTCATATCTTATTCATTTACATATTTTAATTGCCAATATTCTTTTCCGTTATAAAATATCCCATCTAACTTACCAATTATTTCAGGTCCAAACTTATTAATTAAATATTCAGCGTACTCCTCTGATTTAACCTTAAAAAGTTCTTCACTCATTTCAATACCCTCTTTTAAGTGTATTCTTTCTGCAATGTATTTTTTATCTATCATATCTTATTTGTTTTTAAATTCTCTTAACCAATTATTATACTCATCTAAAGAATCTTGTACCTCGTCTTCTAACCATAAATTATATACTGTATTTATATGTAGATTAGACTTTCCAGCTACTTTTCTCTTTGTAAGCCTTGTTTCCATTTCTTCTTTGAATTTTACTATAGATGAGCTTATGGTAAATACATTAGACATCTTTACGAATTCAGCATATATACTTGTCTTGAATACATCAGTATTATATTTATCTATATCATTCTTAAATAATGCATATACATTGCTTATTGTTTTCTTTGGTATACCACTTAATTCCTCTATGTCAGATATAGTTAAGAATGTATTCCCCTTATTACCTTCCTCTATTAATAGGTTAACAGCATTCTCTATTTTATTTAATGTTTGTATTCTTTTACTTTTATTATATTGATTCATAACGAGCTTTCTTTTACCCTCATACAACACACCCTCTATAATTTTATCTTCACCACCAATATTAGTGTATGGTCTTACCCAAAAGTATTTTTTTATTATTGGTCTGACTTCATACAAACCACTCTTTACTTTCTTTATATTCTTTAGTATTATGTTTCTATCAATATGAAAAGAATCTGTATCAAAATAAGTTTTACATACAAGGTCCATGTACTCAAATAAAACCTCATCTGATTTATCTATATTCAAAAATGCCACAACAGAAGCAACCCTAAATGCATTAGCAAAGTTACCTCTCGATACATTGCAGTATGCACTATAGTTATAATACCCATCATCTATGTAATACCCTGCTAATGTTCCATTACTACTATAAACTTCTGTTCCTATTCTTTCTGCCTCATCTAAATCTATCTCACTACTCGTAAGTATTAATTTATTGGATACCAAACATTCACTTAACCTATCAATCAATTCCATTATATAATTTATTTTACTACACAAATATACGAAAATATACAACGAAATTACACCCTTGTATAAGTATACAACATACCACTTAATCGTTCTATAATACAACCTATATCAATGGCTAAGGTGTATCTTGTATGTTTTTTATATTTTAGTTAGATAAGTGTGTTAGTGTGGTTATAACCCCGCCCAACGATCACACCCCTCTATCTCAAAACTCTCCCTCAAAGCCTACGGGGGTCTACTTTCAAAATGTTTCTTTCAAAGTTTTTACCTTTTTAGCCTGGATTAATTATATGGTATTTTTTAAACTACTTATTTAAGGCCTTATAATTGTACCTCCTTTATTAGTTGTTTTATAGTTCAAACTTTTAAAACCAATGTACAAAGGTTTATTTTTTTGCTTACCTGGATAAATTGTTAATGTATTTTTTATTTATTGTTTGGGTCGTTTGTTGGCGCTACTAATTAAAAAACCTAAATCAAAATTTCACTAAAATAACTATAT